AGGATCTTCTCGATGATGCCGCGGAACCGCCTTCCGACGACGACCAGCTCGAGCTCTTCAAGTAGCATCGACCTAGCAGCGGCCGGAGCCCTGCGCCTTCACCTGTGCATCCACTCCGGCCGCTGCTGCATGGACCAGAAAGGACACACCGCATGACTGAGCCGTCAGCGCATGGAACCCTGAACCGGTACAACCACTACAACTGCCGCTGCAACCTCTGCCGCGCCCGGAAAGCCGAGGACAGGCGAGAACGCATCGCCAGACGCCGCGCGGATCAAGTCGCCGACAAGATACTCGCCACACGAGTCGTCAAGGACGCTCGCATCGTGGACGTCGGAGTGACGGCGCATCCGCTGCCGTCCTTCAAGTTCACGATCACACCTCCCGACCCGTTCACCGAGCTCTGCGCCGCGTATCACGAAGTCGACGACGCGCTCACCAGCCTCTACACCGCCTACCCCGAACTGGAGCCCGCATGAAGCTCGGTAAGCATCCAGCCACCCACGACCCACGCGACCTCAAGCTGTCGACATACCTCGACGCGACGACGCTCCCCACAATCCCACCCCGCTTCGGCTACGACAGCGTCGTCCCAAAGTCGAGCTGGGGGATGCTCGGCAACGACCAATACGGCGACTGTGTCTGGGCTGGCGCGTGCCACGAAACGATGCTCCTCACCGCGATCCAATCCACACAGCGCCCGAGTCCGTTGATGGCGCCGTTCATCGACCAGGACGCCCTCGAGGCGTACTCGAAAGCCACCGGCTTCAACCCGAACGACCCCTCAACCGACCAAGGCACGAACGTCCGCGACGCGATGAAATACCGCGCAGTAGACGGAATCTGGGACGCCGGCGACCACAACCACAAAATCGGTGCATACGTCTCGCTCGACAGTACGCATCTCGCCGTCGCCGTCTACCTCTTCGGCTGCGTCGGCATGGGAATCCAGTTCCCGTCGAGTGCGATGGATCAGTTCAACGCTGGTGAACCCTGGTCGGTCGTCCAAGGCTCGCCCATTGAGGGAGGACATTACGTCTGCGTGGTTTCGATCCAGAAGCAGACCGTGAAGGTGGTGACATGGGGCACACTACAGCCGGCTACTTGGGGTTTCGTCAGGACTTATTGCGACGAGCTCTGGGCGTATCTCACGCCGGATGATCTGAACGGGACGACTGGCCTCAGCGCACGCGGGTTCAACCTCAGCCAGCTCACCGCAGACCTGGCGGCGCTATGAGACAAGAACCGAGAAGGCGGCATCTCATGGCTCGCTTCAACGCCACCAAGACGACCGCCGAGATCACACGCCTCGCTCGTCGCGCCGAACGCGATTACATTGAGATCCCAGAACCAACCACGCCGATCAGGCGCAAGGGAAAAGGCCGGAAACGAGGACTGCGAAACGAGAAGCGCATCATCGACGCACTTGGATACGCGCACGTCTCATGCCCCGACAGTCCGATGGCCGCGCCCAACGGGTACGTCCTCGAGCACCGCCTCGTCATGAGCCACCACCTCGGCCGGCCACTCACCAGCCAAGAGACCGTTCACCACCTCGAACCCTGCGAAGGCGGCACTGGCCGTAAGGACGACAACCGCCTCGAGATGCTCCGCCTCTTCCCCACGAGCGCCGCGCACCTCGCACACCACCGCGAACTCCGCCGATGACCTACGCGGAACTCCCAGCCGACTTCCGCTCTACCTGCGAACACGTCTGCACACCACGTGAACTCGACGTCGTCAAACTCCGCTTCGACGGATACAGCTGGAACCGCATCACCGAATCCCTCGGCGTCAGCCGATCAACCATCAAAGGCCGCTACCGAAACGCCCTCCGCAAAATCGAACTCGCCAGGAAGGACACACCATCGACGACCATCACCTCCTGACCCGGTACCACGCTGAAGCCGCTCGAGCCGAGATCATGCGCCACGTCCAAACCGAACTCGCCGCTGGTCGACCAACCGATACACCACTCACCCACTGGGTACCATCAAATCGGCATGGACGCGTTCCCGTAATCGGCCTCGACAGCGGAAACATCCCCGGCACTCGTCCCGACACGCGCCGACGCTAGTGGTACGATAATCCTGGGTGTAAACAGGTGTATGGAGTGGTGAAAACCCACCCACCCAGCAGTACCACAGTTGCGCCCATAAACCGCTTCGGCGGTTTTCTTTTTGGCCAAGCACCACCGTCCCATAGCCGCGTTACTCGCAGCGTGTGGCACCGCTATCGCTGTTGCAGCCGTCCTCTACGCCGCCACCGCGATCAGCAGCCACTCGAGCACGTCGGCGACTGGCGGCCCTGGCATCAAAGGTGGGAAGTTCGAGGTGACGTGCAAGTTCAACGGTGAGAACCAGGTCGACCCGATCGTGTCGCCTGGGATCAAGCCGTCGGCGCATCTCCATGACTTCTTCGGTGCCATCGGCATCACCGAAAACACAACACCAGACAGCATTCGTGGCGGCCCGACGAGCTGCGTCCTCTCGAAGGACACCGCCGGCTACTGGGTACCAGCCGCCTATCGCAGCGATACTGGCGCGCCTGTCCTGCCGGTGAAACAGTTCGAGTACTACTTCGGCACGCCGGGCATCCCGACAGAGCCGATCCCACCGGGTTTGGAGATGGTCGCCGGCAACTCGCACGCTTTGAGTCCAGCCGATGTCATCCCGAACTCGATCGCCTTCAGTTGCGGCAACGGCGGCAGTGCCGGCAACCGCTCACCGACACGAGCCCAGCCGTATAACTGCGCCACCGACCCGAACGTCGTCAGCTCGCAGGGCGTCACCGCGATCGTCTTCTTCCCCTGGTGCTGGGACGGCGTCATGGGGCCACCATGGAACGTCGTCTACGGCAACCAGCAAACCGGCGTCTGCCCAGCATCGAACCCACACCAACTCCCACAGTTGCAGGAGCATGAGCACTTCGGGAATGGCGCGAACGACCCACACCGGTTCGACCGTGGCGACCTCCTGACCTTCTCCAGCGGCCCGTGGTACACGTACCACGCCGACTACATGCAAGCCTGGGATCTCAACAAGATGATCAGCCTGAACGCTGGCTGCACCGCCATCCACCGAGACTGCGGCTTCCTCACGAACGCGAATCCTGGGCCATGAAACGGCGCTGGCACATCGTCGGGCACACGCTCGGCCGATCCCCACGCCCACTCACGCGCCACGGGAACCTCCAACTGAAGCCCGTCTACAGATGGCGACCATGACGAGGAGCGATGGAACTCGCTGATCTCGACCAGTACCGCACCGCCGGCCCGTTCCCGTCGAACTATGACGCGAACCTCCGCCGCTTCTACACGCAGGACGACGACGTCCACGGCGTCCTCAAACAGGTCATCGGCAGCGTCGGCAAGAACGGTGCGCGCCAATCGAGCCTCACGATCATGATGTTCGGATACGACGACGACGAACTCAACACGATGATCCTCGCCTACCTCGCCGACCCCACCATCTCGGTCGAGATCAGCCTCGACAAGAGCCAATCCGGTGGCGTCCACGAGAAAGCCATTTTGGCCCTCGACCAGAAATACGAAGGCAACAGCATCGCGATCGGCACCTCGGCTTTTGGTAGCCAGATCAGCCACGAAAAAGGCGTCTGCGTAGACGACCGCTTCGTCATCGGCGGATCCACCAACTGGAGCCTCAGCGGCGAAGGCAGCGGAGTAAAGAAGCAAAACAACGAGCTTACCGTCTTCGACTCGGCCGTCCTCGCAGCCGAGTTCAAGAGCCAAGCCCACGCCGCGCACCTCTTCATGCTCAACCAGATGGCAGCGAAAGCGCCGGCAGCATGATCGGCCTAGTCGTCTTCTCGGTCGTCCTCGCTGTCCTCGGCATCGCGGAAGCAGTCGGCCTCTACGACGAACACCGCGGCGGCAAGACGAGCTGGCAACCACTCACCTGGTACATCCGCAAAGCACCCAAACTCGTCCGCTGGGCCGTCCTCGCATTCTGCGTATGGCTCGTCTACCACTTCTCAATCGGAGTCATATGACCACCGAAGCCATAATCGAGATTCGCGCATGGCTACACCGCTGCGAACGCGACCTCCACGGCATCAACCTCGCGCTCAAAGCCGACGACCGCGAAGCCGCACAGACGAACGCGAGCGACCTCGTCGCATGTAGCGAGATCCTCGCGAGCCGATTCGGTGGGCGCCAGTCCCAGCCACAAGGCGAACTGGCCGAACGACCAGTGCAGGGTTCACTGGAGGCCCACCACTAATGCTCCGCGACGACGGCCTCACCACACTCGAAGGCCACGTCATGGACTCTCTCACCAACGCTGTCCACCACTTCGCGAACCTCGAACACCAACATCCACAAGAATGGGCCGAGTTCATCCGCGGCATCCACCAATGCCAAGACATCCTCGCCTGCCGAATCGCACGACGCGAATACCCCGCTGGCTGGCCCACCTACACCATCACAGACGATGTTGAGGAACCAGCGCTCACGCTCAGCCAATGACGCAGCACCACCCCAACCACCCCGTCGTCTGCAAGGTGAACGGGCCACCCAAACCCAAGAAGGTTCCCGGCGTACCACGCCACACTTGGCAACAGAAACACGCGTGGCACATCCACCAAGAACAACACCGCATGGCGAAACGCCACGCCCAACACGTCGCCTACCAACGCCTCGTCCACGCCATGTGGTGGGCGAAGAACCACCCCGACCAACCCAAAGCCGCGAATCCGTACACCTCGTATGGCCAGCACAACCCGGTGAGTCATCGCCTTATCCACGCCCAATGGTGGCGCCTCAACCACCCCGACCAACCCAAAGCAGCGAACCCCTACACGTCCTACGGCCAACACCCATGCGGAGCCAAGAAGAAAGGCCCAACCGGCGCCAAGAAAGGCCGACCCAAAGGACACCGACCACCCCGACCAGGCAAACCACCCTTCTCAACCTTCGGATGACACGCCTCACCCTCCCCAGGATCTGCACCATGCCCGGCTGCGGAGCAATCACACCCACTGGAGGACGCTGCCTGCAACACCGCATCCGAACAGGCGACCACGATGGCAGCCTCCGACGCAAGCGTGATGGTCGCAACAAGGCAGCATGGCGCAGAACCCGTGAGATGGTGCTTCTCCGCGCCGGGCACCTCTGCGAACTCCAACTCGCCGGCTGCACAGGCACAGCCACAAGCGTCCACAAAGAGGATGGTGGTCACCACCCCACCGATACCACTGCCTACCTCGCCGCGTGCGCGCACTGTCACGGCACCATCGACAGCCAAGCACGCAAGGCGGTCACGCGATGACCATGCGCTCAGTGGGGGGGTGGGGTGCTCGCGCAAATGCGGGGCCTTATGCACCCCGCTCCTATGGCCCCCGCAGCGTGTACGACTCGGAGGGTTTCGGTGGCTGACCCGATTCCGAAGCCAGCTGGAGCTCGCCGGCGGCGAAATAAGGGGCCGTCCACGCCGAAGAAGGTCGCGGCGCCTCGTGTGAAGGCGTATGGAGAGGTTCCGCCGTTGCCGGCTGATCGTGAATGGCATCCTGAGACGCTTCGGAAGTGGGATCGGATCTGGAAATCACCGATCAGCGCGATTTGGATCGATGTGGATGTCTTGGCGCTTGAGCGGTGGGCGGATCTGCTGGATCTCGTCCACACGGGTCGGGATAAGCAGTTCACGCATCAGGAGATTCGGATGTTGGAGGATCGTTTCGGCCTCAGTCCGCTCGCTCGTCGGCGGTTGCAGTGGGAGATCGACGCGGTTGAGAAGACTGTCGCGCCGAAGGTGGATTTGAAGAAGCGGGATGCTCGCGTGTTGAGGGCTGTGGGTTGAAGTTGCGGCTGGATCGGACGCTTGGGCCGGTCGTTATCGAGTGGATCGAGGCGAATCTGGTGCATGGCCCTGGTGATGTGCAGGGCCAGCCGATCGAGTTGGATGACGAGTTCGTCCGGTTCTTGTGTTACGCGTATGAGATTGATGCTCGTGGCCGGCGTGTGGTGCGGCGAGCGGTGTTGAGCCGGTTGAAGGGTCGTGCGAAGTCGGAGTTCGGCGGTATGTGCGTATGCGCCGAGGCGCTCGGCCCTGTCCGCTTCAACGGTTGGGGTCATGATGGGCGTCCGCTTGGTCGACCAGTCGTGTCGCCGTACATCCCATGTGTCTCGACGGAGGAGGGACAGGCTGCCGACAACGTTTACAGCGTCGTCGAGTTCATGCTGAAAGAGGGGCCGGTCGCTGCTACGGATGGTCTGGACGTCGGTTTGACACGGACGTACCTTCCTGGTGGCGGGAAGATCCAGCCGATCAGCTCGAGGTCGACGTCGAAGGATGGTGGTAAGGAGACGTTCGCGTTCTTCGACGAGACGCACCTGTTCGTGTTGCCGGATCTTGTGAAGTTGCATGCGACGATTCGGCGGAACTTGACGAAACGGAAGGCCGCGGAGCCGTGGGCGTTGGAGACGTCGACGATGTACGCGATCGATGAGGGGTCAGTCGCGGAGAAGTCGCATGAATATGCACAGAAGATCGCGACGGGTGCGCTGCGCGACCCAGGGTTCTTGTTTGATCATCGGCAGGGCGCGGAGGATGTCGACTGGGATGATGATGACCAGGTGCGCGCGGCGGTGGTTGAGGCAGCGGGGGTAGCGGTCGAGTGGATGGATATCGACCGGATCATGAAGGAGATCCGGGATCCCCAGTCGACGCCAGAGGATTCACGGCGCTACTACCTGAACCAGCCGTGGCGGCGTAGCACGGCGTGGCTTGGGACTGGCGCGTGGATGTGCTGTGCAGCACCGGATCGCGTCGTTGAGGATGGCGAGGAGATCACCCTCGGCTTTGACGGGTCGTACAACAACGACTCGACAGCATTGGTGGGTTGCACACTGGATGGGCATGTCTTCGTTGTCGGGGTTTGGGAGCGGCCAGCGGTGGCGCGGGATTGGCAGGTGCCTCGGGATGAGGTTGATCTCGCTGTGCATCGCGCGTTGGAGCGGTATCGGGTGCGTGAGTTGGCGTGTGACCCGCCTGGTTGGCACCAGGAGATCGAGCGGTGGGCGCTCGAGTATGGCGCTCCACCATCTGGGCCTGTCTTCGCCTTCGAGACGTTCCGACCGTCGCTGATGTCGGCTGCGTGTAGCCGGTTCTACACGGCTGTCGCCGAGGCGAAGATCACGCATGACGGGAATCCTCGCTTGGCGCAGCACTTGGCGAACGCGGTCATCAAGGAGACGCGGGATGGGGCGTATATCACGAAGGACGGACGGCACTCACCCAGGAAGATCGACCTCGCTGTTGCTGCTGTCGTCGCGTATGACCGTGCGATGACCGCGGCGCCGGCGCTCATACCGATGGCGGCGTTCGTCTAGTGGGCCGCGTGGCACGATTCTTCGGCCTCGAGGAGCAGAGGTCAGATCCAACGCTGTCCGTGGACGCTTGGCTTGAGATGTTCTCGTATGCGGGGAATACGCAGTACGCGTTCACGCCGCAGCAGACGTTGGCGGGGCAGAAGAGTCGCGAGGTCAGCCAGACGTACCAGGGGTATGTCCAGTCGGCGTACAAGTCGAATGGCGTCATCTTCGCGTGCATGATGGCGCGAGCGCGTCTCTTCTCGGAGGCTCGGTTCCAGTTCCGGCAGATGCGGCTGGGGCGACCAGGGGACTTGTTCGGGACGCAGGAACTCGCGATCCTGGAGGAGCCGTGGCCGAACGGTCAGACGGGGGATCTCTTGATGCGGATGATCCAGGACGTCGATCTAGAAGGGAACTTCTACGCGTACCGCGATGGCGACGTGGTGCGGCGGATGCGACCGGACTGGACGTCGATCGCTCTGGGCTCCCAGTCGTTGCCGGATAATCCGCAGTGGGCAGCGGACGCGGAGATCCTCGGCTACGGGTACCACCCTGGCGGGTACAACTCGTCGGTCGACCCGATCCCTTTGCGGGTCGAACAGGTCGCGCATTGGGCACCGATCCCTGATCCCCAAGCCCATTACCGGGGCATGAGCTGGTTGACGCCGGTGATGCGCGAGGTGTTAGCGGATAACGCGGCGACGGATCACAAGCTCGCGTTCTTCGATCACGGCGCGACTGTGAACATGGTCGTGCAGATGGATCCATCGACGACTGCGGAGCTGTTCGACAAGTTCGTGAAAGAGTTCAAGGACGGCCACGAGGGAGCCAGGAACGCGTATAAGACGATCTTCCTGGCTGGTGGTGCGACGGCGATGCCGGTCGGGTCGAACTTCCAGCAGATGGATTTCAAGGTTGTGCAGGGCGCTGGAGAGACCCGCGTCGCTGCTGCGGCTGGTGTCCCACCAGTGATCGTCGGATTGAGTGAGGGATTGGCAGCGGCGACCTATAGCAACTATGGGCAGGCTCGTCGCGCGTTCGCTGATGGGACGATGCGCCCATTGTGGCGCAGCGCGTGTGCAGCGTTAGAGACGATCGTGACGACACCAGCGCCGGCAGAACTCTGGTACGACGACCGGGATATCCAGTTCCTGCAAGAGGATCAAGCCGACGCGGCGACGATCCAGCAGACCCAGGCGACGACGGTTCACACCCTGATCGCCGCGGGATTCCAGCCGGACAGTGTCATCGCGGCGATCCTGAACCACGACTTCGCGCGCCTCTCCCACACGGGCCTCTACAGCGTCCAGTTGCAGCCTGCTGGTGCGGTGACGGAGGGTAAGGGCGCGGTGATTACGGGGTCGATCGGCCCGGCGGGCGCGTCAGGATCGGAGGCCTACCCCGGTAAGACTGGCCCGGCGGTAACTCCACGTCGACCTCCGGGCACGGTGAAGCCTGCCGCGCTTGCCCAAGCGAGTGTACGCGCCTTGTTAGAACCGTTTCTCCCAGACCACGATGACGTTGTAGACGCCGAGGAGGCGAACCCATGAGTACCGACGAGACTCGGAAGACCTTCACGGCCGACGAGCGGAAAGCACTCGCAGCCAAAGGGCATGCGATGCCCGACGGATCCTTCCCGATCGAGAACACGGAGGATCTCAAGAACGCGATCCATCTCGCGGGGAATGCGAAGGATCCCGCGGCGGCGAAGGCGCATATCAAGAAGCGCGCAGCCGCCCTCGGCGCGTCGAAGATGATCCCCACAGACTGGGAAGAGCAGCAGGAAAACAGTGCTGAGCCACCGCGTGACGAGCTCTACCGCGCCCTCGACGCTTCCGACGCCCTCGAGCTCCGCTCCACCGAGGAAAGCCCGATGCCGATCCTCTGCGGCCACTTCTCTGTCTTCAATACGTGGGCGGAGATCCGGTCGAAGTCGGAGGGCCATTTCATGGAGCAGGTCGCTCCTGGTGCATTCGCGCGGACGATCACGCAGAATCGTGACCGGATGCGCGTCATGGTCGACCACGGCCAGCACCCACGCTTCGGCACCTCGCCTCTCGGCCCACTCACCGAACTCCGCGAAGACGACACCGGCGGCTACTACGAAGTGCCACTCCTCGACACGACGTATAACCGCGACCTCGTCCCCGCCCTCGAAGCCGGCCTCTACGGGTCATCGTTCCGATTCTCGGTGCTCCGGGAGAAGTTCAACAAGAGTCCGCGTGCCTCTGACGCGAACCCGGATGGCCTCCCGGAGCGCACGATCCTCGAAGCGAGGGTTCGCGAGCTCGGCCCCGTCGCGTTCCCCGCGTATGGCGAGGCGACGGCTGGCGTTCGGTCGATCACCGATTACATCCTCTTCCGCAGGTTCACGGAGGATTCGGAGTATCTGGAGTCGCTGGTATCATCTGTCCCAGAAGAAGCTCACACCGCACTCGGTGATACGCCCCGCGCTAACACCGCACGCGTATCGCAGACCCGCGACCCGGCTTCCACCTACCTCTACGGCACGAACAGGAGGAAGCAGCCATCATGGCGATTGCCCCAATGACTCGGGACGCGATCGCGGAACGCGTGCGCGAGATCGAATCTCGTATGCAGGAACTGACCAAGGAATACGCTGGTCAGGCGTTCCCCGACGAAGAGCGGACTGAGTGGACGAACCTCGGCGAGGAGAAGGACAGCCTCAAAGAGTTGGATTCCGAGCTGGAAGTCCGCGAGAGCGTGATCAGCCAGTTCGTCAAGGAGCCGGAGACGCGTGAGATCTCTGGCCAGTTCAACGTTCGCACGGTCAAAGCGGATCGCGACATCTACGACCTCACCCAGATCCGCACCGACGCGTCGAATCCGGAGATGGAGACTCGTCTCCTTCGCGACAATGCACTACGCGCGGCGGAGCGAGCCGAGTACCCCCATCCCCACGTCGGTACCGGTAAGGGCCTGAATCGTGAGGATTGCCAGGCTCACGTCGAGCGTGTCATGAAGACGACGCAGGAGACGATCCCCGGCGAGGTTGCTCGCAGGATCCTCGCGACCGGCTCGCCGGCGTACTCGAGGGCGTTCGGGAAGTCGATCGCTGGTCACCAGCTGACCAGCGACGAGCAGCGCGCGTTGTCACTCACCGGCTCTGGCGGTGGCTTCGCGATCCCCTTCGCACTCGACCCCACGCTCGTTCCGACATCGAACTACGTCGTCAACCCGATGCGCGCTTTGGGGAACGTCGTCACGATCGCCGGGTCGAACACGTGGCTCGGTGTGACGAGCCCGACTGTCACCGCGACGCGCGTGGCAGAGGGTACAGAAGCAACGGACAACGCACCAACCCTCGTCCAGCCGTCGATCACGGTGACGAAGGCGCACGCATTCGTGCCATTCTCGATCGAAGTCAGCGAGGACTGGGACGCACTCCAGTCCGAGATGGCGCGGATGATCCAGCAGGGCAAGGACGAGGAGGAAGGCTCCTCGTTCGTCGTCGGTGCTGGTACCACCGTGTTCCCGCAGGGCGTCGTCACCGGGACGACCGTGACGAGTGCAGCGTCGACTGGCCTCACGGTCACCGCCGCGAACCTGTACGCCCTCGAAGCAGCGCTACCACCCCGATTCCGACCGAACGAGAGTTTCGTCGCGAACCGCGGGATCTACAACGTCCTCCGTGCGATCGACACGGCGGGCGGCGCAGCCCTCTGGCTCTACGTGAGTCAGGGCCTCACCACCCAGGCACCTACTCCTGGCAACACCGGAGCGACGCTCCTTGGGCGTGGCGCTTGGGAAGCGAGTGCGATGCAGGCGACAGTCGTGAACGCCACCAAGATCATGATCGTCGGTGACTTCTCGTACTTCAAGATCGTCGATCGCGTCGGGATGAACGTCGAGGTCGTGCCACACATCTTCGGTGGCACGAGCAGGTTCCCGATCGGCCAGCGCGGCCTCTACGCGTACTGGCGGAACAGCAGCAGGGTCTTGAGCGCATCCGCGTTCGTGGCCATGACCGGCACCACCTAAGCCGGACAACACGAGACGAAGCAAGAGTGGTGGCCATCCCAGAAATGGGGTGGCCACCGCTACGAACAGGAGGAAGCATGGCGGACAACACCAGCGCGAAAGGTGGCCTCATCATCTCGAGCGGATCCACCTCGCCGACTACCGAATCGCCGAGCGCGCCGAGTGGTGGCCCGATCAACCTCGGCGGCAGCATCTCCAGCGGTGCCGCACCGACGATGGGCGTCGACCTCGTCTCGCCGCAGGATCAGGCTGACATGATCGCCGGCCCGAACGCGGTCGGCGATATCACGCAGGACAACACGGGGCAGACCGCGGCGACGCAGGACGCGACGCAGCCACCCTACGCCGACAAGGTGAACCCCGAAACCGGTCAGGGCCAGGTCAACAAGACACCGCCAGGCACCGGCGGCACGAGTTCACCAGCCCACCCCGTGGCAGGGAAGGGTAAAGCCCTCTAGTGAGCATCCAGATCGCCCAGCAGATGCAACAGGGGTGGCGGAAACAGCTCAAAGCCGTCATCACCGGGTGCGCCAACAACGGGTCGGGCTTGATTCGTGTCACCGCTGCGAACCACCGATTCTCGACTGGTCAGCACATCAACATCACCAACGTCGTCGGCACAGTTGAGGCGAACTCGAGCCACTGGACGATCACCGTGATCACCACATCCACGTTCGACCTCGTCGGGTCGACATTCACCAACGCCTACGTCAGCGGCGGCCAAGCCGCGAGGAAGGACTGAAATGGCACGGCCGAAGAAGGTCGACATGTACATCGCCACCGAAAGTGGCGTCACCCAGTACGACGGCGAGCAGCTCTCGATCACCGCGGGTGACCTCGTCCGCGCGGGTCACCCGATCCTGAAAGGCCGCGAGTGGATGTTCAAGCCGGCGCAGCCTTCGGATTACATCCGGTTCGACTATGAGCAGGCAACCGACGCGCCCGGTGAGACTCGCGGCGATGCACCAGCCGCGAAGGCCAAGGCGTAGGCATGGAGCGCCCCGACACACCCCACGTCGAACCCGGCGAGATCATCTACTCGCCCAACGGGGACGTCGTCATCGGCGCTCCCACAGCGACAGCCGCTGGTAATGCACCCCCACCGGGTGAACTACCCGACGGGCTGATCGTGAAATGCCCACCCGGTGTCGCCGCTCCGAGCTACCTGGTGCTCGAGCATGAAGACGGCCCGATCGTGTATCGGAGGTCAGACGACTAATGGCCGTCACCGCGAACATGTACCCGATGGCCTTGACCACGACGTGGAACAAGGAAGCGAACATCAACTCGGATGCCATCAAGTGCATCCTCACCAACACGGCGTACACGTACGTCGCGACGCACAAGTACTACGACATCGCGCCGTTCTCATCGGCGATCACCGAGCTCACCACCGCGAACGGGTACACCGTCGGTGGTGTCGCCCTCGCAGCGCCAGCGACGACTTCGGCGCAGACGACCTCCTGGACTGCTGGTAACGCTGTCTGGACAGCGTCCGGCGCTGGGATTTCGGCGGTGAACGCGATGGTGTACGACTCGACGCCGGCATCGTCGAAGCCGCTCATCAGTTTCGTCCAGTTCGGCGGTACGGTTACCGCGGCGGCGGGTGCGACGTTGACGATCGCGTGGAACGCGTCGGGGATCATCAGCGTGGTAGTGGCTTAGATGGCGAACGTCTTCTCAGTACAGAATGGCGCGGCGGGTAACGCTGCCGCACCCGTCGCTGTCACGACTGGGACGGTGATAAAGACAATGCTCCAGTTGTCGACGCCGGCGACGAAGCCGATCATGATCCGGCAGTGGTGGTGCGAGTTCGACGGCACAGCTGCCGCGGCGCCGGTGAAGGTCGAGCTGATGCACTCCACCGCGATCGCTGCGACCGTCGTCGCGTACGTAGCCGCGGATATCACGAAGGTGCACTGCCCCGACCCGGCATCGACGTCGAGCCTCACCTTGGGCACTGCGAACTCGGGGTATACCGCATCGGCGGAGGGCAGTGTCACCGCTGGTGTCCAGTACGAGTATCACCTCGTCCCGCCGACGGGTGGGATCTTCATCCAGTACCCGCTGGACGCGCTACCGATCGTCCCCGTGAGCGTGTTCTTGCGGATCCGGGTGACGGTGACGCCTGCGGTGAACTGTGTTTGTGGGATCCAGTGGGAGGAGTAGGGCATCGCGCTTCCCTTGTATAACCAGTTCGAGGGTGGGACGAACACGACCGTGATCAGCAATGCGAATAGTGGTGCTGGGTCGGGGAACGCGTTCGATTCGACTGTGGGTACGACGGCGCCCGCGTTCTCGTCGACTCAGTGCCGCGGGTTGATGGCGATGACACCGAACACTGGGGCGCAGTCGATGGTGCAGTGGGTCGCGTCGTTCGGGACGCCTACCGAGTTCTGGGGCCGGTTCTCTCTCTACTTGACGGCTTCGCCGAGCGCGGTGTTGCCGGTGATGGTCGCGAGGGATGCAACGAACGCGGCGAACGCGTCGCTATTGCGGATCAGCTTGGCGCGTGTGCCGAGTGTCGGCTCGAACGCGACGATCGTCGCATTCACCAGTGTCATCCCGACGGCGACGTGGGTCAGGTTCGAGTTCCATGGCCTTGTCGGTGGTGGTGGGACGACGGTGACGACGGACGCGAACTATTACGCGTCGGTTGATTCGACGGTGATCACCGAGACGCAGACGACTGGCGCAGTCGCGCAGACGACCGCGACGTATGGCGCGGTTCGGTGGGGCGCGAACCTCGCGCAGACGAGCACGTTCTACATGGATGATCTCCAGGTCAACGGGACTGGCTACCCCGGGCCACCCCAGTTCGGGCGTCAGAAGCATCTAGGGATGAGCCAGGCCGTGAACAGGGCAGCGATCTACTAGATGGGCCTGTTCCGCACAACAGCACCTGGACTCGGTTCGCAGTTCGACAAGCGGATCCACCAGCTCGCACTCGGCGGCGTCGTGAATCAGACGGTCAGCCCACCCGTCGCGACCGCGTCAGCGTCGGCGCTCGTCCCGGTGTTGCAGCTCCAGGTGCCTGCGCCGGCGTCGACGGCTTCGGCCTCAGCGCTCGTTCCTGTGCTCGCTCTTCAAGTCCCGGCACCGGTTGCATCTGCCTCAGCGTCATCGCCCATTCCAGCGCTGCAAGTGCAGATCCCGGTGCCGGTTGCAACCGCCAGCGCGTCCGCGCTCGTCCCGGCGGTCACTGTCGGGCAGACAGTGTTCGCGCCCGTCGCGACCGCGTCAGCATCCGCACCGGTGCCGACTGTGGCGCTGCAAGTCCTCGCGCCTGTAGCGACCGCTACCGCGTCGAGTCCAGTGCCTGGCGTCGCGCTGCGGGTACTGCCACCAGTGGCGACAGCAGCCGCGTCAGCCCTGGTACCGGTGCCGCAACTCGTAGTCCTCGCACCAGCGGCGACGGCGAGTGCGTCGGCGCTCGTTCCGAGTGTCATCGGTGGGCAGACCGTCGCACCACCCGTCGCGACCGCATCAGCGTCGGCGCCAGTCCCAACACTCCAGGTTCGGGTACCCGTCCCACTGGCGACCGCGTCAGCCTCCGCACCGGTGCCACAGGTCAACGTGGGCCAGAACGTGGTCGTGCCTGTCGCGACCGCTTCCGCGAGTGCACCGCTGCCCACCATCAAGATCACCATCCCGGCACCCGTCGCGCTCGCCACGGCGCAGGCCATCGTCCCGCTCATCCTCACCAGTGGCGGCACGATCGTTACCGGCCAGTTCCAGTCGAACCCGCAGAGCGCCTCATTCACCGACGGGCCACGCATCTTCGCGTTCGCCGGCCAACCCAGCCAAGCCGTATTCGCTGACTCGCCAAGCGAGAAGGTCTTCACCGGCACGCCATCTAGCCCCGTCTTCACAGGAGGGCCAGCCCACTAGTGGCCACGACACCAGTCATCGAGCGATTCGTCGGCGACACGAACGTCGGCATCACCGACCAGATCCTCGTCGGCGGCGCCGTCTTCGACTTCACCGGCGCAGCGGTGCCGCATCTCCGCGTCCGCGCGTGGAACGGCGTGACGCAGCTGATGGACGTCGCCGCTGCCTGGACGAGCATCACCACTGGCCAAGTCACGTACACGCCTGGTGGTGGGGATGTCATCATCACGACAGCTGGCTTGTACACGGCGTGGTGGTACATCCCGACGATGTCGACCGGGAAGCCGCAGACGGGGCCACCGTTCTACATCCTCGTCGCCGACCCTCTCGCCCTCCCGAACGCGTCGGATCTCTGCACGATCGGTGATGTCCGCTCGATGATGGAACTCCAAGTGTCGGATCAGACCAGGGACGCGGTGATCGCGGAGTACATCAGCGAGGCGAGCCTCGAGATCATGCGGTACGCCGACCGCGAGTTCGCACCCGCCACCGCGTCGGCTACGCGCAGGTTCCATATCGACCCGGCGAGTATGAGCGTCCAACTACAAGGCTACGACCTCCGCAGCGTCACCAGTATCACCGTGAATCCGGAGACAGCCGGGTACGTCCTCAGCGCGGCGAACGACGACTACGAACTCCTGCCACTCACCCCGCAGAGCGGGACGTATAAGTCGATCCAGATCAGCCGCACGATCCCGATGTACTCGACACACCGGTACCGCTACGGCAGGGCGCTCTGCGACGTGGCTGGTGCGTGGGGATTCGCGACCGTCCCACTCGACGCGCGGAAAGCGTGCATCCAGACCGTCCGCAGCTGGCTCGACCGATCCGTCGCCGCGTGGGGGATGAATGACCTGAACGCTCTCGGCCCCGGCATGAACCCACAAGCCGAAGGCTCATTCGGACTCCCACCAAGCGCACTCCGAACCCTGAAGAACTACCGACCGGTCTTGATCGCCTAATGGCCACGAGCGTCGCACCTGCCATGAAGACCGCGATCATCTCAGCGTTGAAGGCGCGGCCGAACCTCGCCGGCGTCCAGATCGCGAGCGGACAACCACAAGGCACACCATCCAAGGAACTCATCGCCGTCCACCGAGTCCGCGTGAAGCAGAACTTCCCGACGATGCCCGCCATCCACCGCGAGGAATACCTGACCGTCAGTGTCGCGATCATCGTGATCCAGGAAGGCGGTGCCGACGCGACCACAGTCGAGAACCGCGCCTACGCCCTCCAAGCCGAGCTCGAACAAGCCGTCAGGATGGGCGTCGGCGATATCACCCTCGGTGGGACAGTCAGGTGGACAGAGATGCAGACGTCGGAACTCCGACCCGGCTACGACGGGCAGACACGGAGCGGCGAGTTAGACGTGACCATGTTCGCACGAGCCAGGATCTAGGAGACCACTATGCGCATTCGTTACATCGGGCCACACGCTGACGGTGTCGACGTCCTCATCCCCACCGACGTCCAGTACACGCCGCAGAGCGTCGACGAGGCGAGCGCCGCGGGGATGCTCGCCCACGTCGCGCACAAGGGCATCGCAGACTTCCCGCGCAGTCTCGCGGAGCGGTTGCTCGAACAAGCATCGAACTGGGAGCTAGTCAAACCACACCACAAGCCGGCGAAACCGGCGGCGAAGGAAGGTGAGTAGCGATGGCTGTTGCATCGGGAATCGCCGCCCAGGTCGGGATGGCGCAAGAGGTCTACACGAACCAAGTCCAGACGATCACCTATGGCACACAGACCGGTGGCACCTACACCCTCTCATTCGCGGGGCAGACGACCGCCCCGATCGTGTGGAACAGCGCGTCGAGCGTCGTCGCGACCGCTTTGCAGGCGCTCACGAACATCGGCCCTCTCGGCTGCACCTGCGCGGGTGGCCCAGCGCCGGGTACACCCGTCACCGTCACGTTCGTCGGGCCGTGGGCTGCGCTGAACCAGGGCGCGCCGCCGCTGCTGACAGCCGCCACGGGCGCTCTCACGGGTGGCACGAACACCGTCGTCCCCGCGATCACCACACCCGCCACCGGGTACGGGACACCCGTCACCGTCACCCGCTTCCTCGAGTTCCGCAGCGAGACGCTCGCGGAGACGATCCAGCGCATCGAATCCCCAGCGATCCGGTCGGGGAACCTCTTCCTCCGCCAAGACCGCACCTACGCGAACCGGAAAGGCGCCGGCGGCGCGATCGTCTTCGACGTCAGCGCGATCGGAATGTCGATGCTCTTCCGCGCGTGCTTCGGCGCGAGCGCGATCACGACCCCAACGAACGGTGTCCTCACCCGGAAACACACCTACACCGTCGTCGACCAGACCGGACAGTCGCTCACCCTCCAGAAGGGCGTCCCCGGTACGAACGGCGTCGTCCAGCCGTTCACGTATCAGGGCTGCAAGGTCGCGCAGTGGCAACTCGACCAGTCTCTCGACAACCTCCTGACGTTGACGGTCACGTTCGACGCGCAGGATGAATCCACGGCGACGGCGCTCGCCGCCGCGAGTTTCCCGTCGAACCAGGCACAGTTCCACTTCGGGCAGGGCGTCATGACGATCGGCGGCACGAACCAGGACATCAACGCGTTTACCCTTACCGGGACGAACAACATCATCGGCGAGCGGTACTTCATCCGTGGCAACACCCTCAAGAAGGAACCAGTCCCCAACGCGCTCTTCGACATCTCGGGATCGGTCACCGCCGAGTTCACCGACCTCACGGCGTACAACCTATTCGTGAACCAGACGATGCCCGCCCTCACATTCGTGTGGACTGGGCCCTTCATCGAGTCGGTAACACCCGTCTACAACCAGACGCTCAGCATCACGATCCCCGCCGCCAGGTTCGACGGGACGACACCCCAAGTCGCGAGCGTGGATGTCGTGCCGATCACCCTCCCATTCAAGGCCGTGAACGACACGGCCGGCGACAACGTCATGACGACGTTCATCTACACGACGGACACCGCGCTCTAGATGGCGGGGTTCAAGATGGGGATCAAGGAGCATGGCCTCGACGAGCTCGTCAGCGGCTTCGCTCGCTACAACACGATCCTCCCCGTAGAACAAGCCCGGACGATGCGTGCTATCGCGAACGAGACGCGTGACGTCGCACGCCTCATGGCGGAGGCGCAGGGTTTGACCGGCGCCGGGAAGTACACCCCGAGCCGCGACCCGCACCCAGGAGCGCTCATCTCGAAGATCCGCGCATCCTCCTCCGTGAACAGGGCGACGATCACCGAATACTCGACCAGCTCGAGCGCCCAATACCCGCACTACTCGTACCCGAAGCGGTACGAGTACCACGGCCGCGCGTTCATGCACCCCGCCGCCGAAGCCGAACGCAGCGTCCTCGGTGACCACTTCACGTTGATGCTGCTCCGCACCCGCGAAGCCGCCGGCCTCTAAAGGAGATTCATGGCAGTAACCCCCACGCCTCCCAACGAGGAGGCGCAGCTTCCCACGAAGATCAAGGTTGAGGGCGTCGAATACGACATCCCCGACCGGGACGACTGGACACTCGACGACGCCCAGTTGTTGGAGAAGTTCGCATACCCGAACGGGAACGAGCGACCCAGCATGTTCGGCCAGCTCATCGGCCTCATCATCATCGCCAAGCTCCACGCCGGGGAGACAGTCAACTACCAGGCGATCGGCGAGCTCAAACTCGGCGATATCGAGCCGGTGATGGCTGACCCTCCTACCAACAGGGCGGCAAGGCGCGCCGCAGCAAAGCGTGGCGCCTCGGTGACGACCCTCGCCAGCTCTGGCACCCGAACCTCTACCGCGTCGCTGGCATCAGACCCTGGGAAACCGGCCAGCTGACGTTGCGCGAACTCACACTGATCAGCGACTACCTCCGCGCCGAGGAAGCCGCGCACAAGGCAGCAGCGAGCGGGAGGTGATCTCCTAGTGGCCGACGACATTCGAGTTTCGATCACCGGGGACGCAGACGACCTCGTAAGAGCAATAGCTGAAGCTGACGCCGCGCTCGGCACACTCGGTCATGAGATCGACTCTCAGAAACGGAAGATGGTCGAGTTCGACGCGACCAGCGCGATCATGGGTCGGAACTGGTCGAACCGCACCAGCCGGACGATCCAGGATTTGGAGAACTGGAAGCGCGCTACCAATGAGAATGGTGACGCGATCGGAGCTCTCGACTCGAAGCTGAACGAGTTCGGGATGACGTTCGACAAGACGGGGAACATCGTCGCGCAGGGCACATCTTCTGGTGGCGTTTGGAATACGTGGCTGGCGCTACTCACCGCATCGCCGCTCGTTATCATCGGCGTCGTCGCTGCGGTGGTGCTTCTCACGAATGTTTTGGGGACGTTGATCGCGATCGTCGCTGATTTCACTGGGCCGCTTGTCGTGCTGGTCGCGTTACTCGGTGGTCTCGGTGGTGCGATCGCTCTCGCAGCGTATACCGCGAAAAGCAGTGGCTTGAAGGAGTTCACACCATTCCGCCAGGCGTTGGCGGATATCAGCGGTGAGATCCACAAGGTTGGTCTGGCGCTGGCTCGGGACTTCATGCCGTACTTCTTGAAGGCTGCGAGCATGGTGAGGGATGCCTTGCAGTATTTCAACCAGTTGGCGCATATGAATCTCTCGCAGGCGTTCCATAGCTTGTCGACGACGGGTGTGCAGGGTGCGCAGCAGGCGATCGAGCAGATCGCGCACTGGTTCGCACGGCCGATCCGCCTCGCGTTCCAGTTCGCGTTCAGCCAGGGCGCTGGTGAGCAGGCAGCGGCGAATCTCTTCCACCAGCTCACGGGGTACTTGTTCGGGAAGACGATCCAGCTGCGGAATGTGAAGTTCGACTTCGCGCATGGCGCTCCTGGCGGTGTTTCGCATCAGGTCGATGGGATCTTCCAACCGTTCATCGACTGGTTCAACCGGCATGACTTCTCGAAGCAGGGTCAGAAGATCGGCGCTCAGATTCGGCAGGGGTTGATCGGTAGTGGCGCGGCGAAGGAGATGGGGACGTTCCTCGAGCAGGCTCTCATCCAGGCGGGGAAGATCAGCGCGCAGGGTTTCTGGCAGGCGTGGAGCGCGTTATTTGCCAAGACGCACCAGCTCACGATGGAAGGTGCGAACTGGCTCCTGTCGCAGTTCACCAAGGCGGCTATGGGTGCGGCATATGCGATCAAGTCGAATATTGACGCGGCGTGGGGTGTTATCCGCACGCTCGCGGAGGGTGTCATCGGAGCCATCAAGTCCGCGTGGAACAAGCTCGTTATCGCCGTCGAGAGTGTAATGAACGTGAGTATCAACTGGCCGAGTCCACCAGGATGGCTCATGTCGATCATCCACGGCGTCGGCAATATCGTTGGTGGTGGGACGCCGACGGGGACGGGTCGGACGAGTGGCTTCCATCCTTCTGCGGTCGTCACGCCGAGTGTGAGTGGCGGCCCGAGCGCGATCGTGGTCGTCAATGTCCAGGGTTCGCTCATCCATCAGAGCGCGTTGGAGGACGCTGTCATGAAGGCGTTCCAGAACTCGGTGCGGCGTGGTAACGGGCCGCGTCTCGCGACGGGGGCTGTGCTCCGGTGAGTCCTGTCGCTGACTGGCCAGCGCCGATCTTGCAGTGCGCGTTCAAGACGGGTGCTCTCGCCGCGAGCCCGCAGTGGACGGATATCTCGGGGAAGCTCTTGTCGTTCCAGACGAGTCGTGGCCGGCCGAACGTCTTCTCGAGTTTCAACACGGGGGCGATGAGCCTCACCCTCGACAACCGGGATGGGTACTTCGACCCGACGTACACGAACAGTCCCGCGTATCCGAATGTGGTGCCGCGGAAGCGGATCCGCCTCCTCGCCACGTACAGCGCCGTCAACTATCCCATCTTCGACGGGTTTGTCCAGTCGTGGGGGTCGGACTATACGCAAGGTGAGGAGACGGTGACCGTGACGTGCGCTGACGCGTTCCTGTTGTTGAATGGTGCTGGCTATCCGACGCCGCTCGCGGGGATCGTCCAGGAGTCGTCGGACGCGCGGATCAGCAGGGTGCTGGCTGCGGCGGCGACGAACCTCCCCACGTCGCTTGATGCGGGGTTGAGTCAGATCGTCGCTGTCCCCGCACCCACCGCGTTGCCCGTCTCTGTCACCCCCGGCGTGATCACGGCGAACTACAACACGACCACGAGCGCACTGAACATGTGCCAGCAGGTCGAGCAGTCTGAGTACGGCGCGTTCTTCGTCGCGCGGGATGGGACGATCACCTTCCAGAACCGGTACCACAGGGCGCAGACAGGAACATCTACGAGTGTCCAAGCCACCTTGGACGACTCGAACATCGCGAACCCTGAGTACATGACGCTCACCCCTGTCACGGATGACCAGCAGCTCTATAACGAGGCGATCATCACCGACGCTATGGGCGTCACCTACCAGGTCGATGACACGGGGAGCCAGGCGAATCAGGGTATCGCGTCGTGGCAGAACACGACCTTGGTGCCGACGCCGAATGAGGGGTACGACCAGGCCCAGTGGATCGTCCAAACATCGGCTGCGGCGCTCACACGGTTTGATGCGGTGGCTATCCAACCCGTCTTCAACTCGACCGTCTCATGGCCGGCGCTCCTACCCCTCGAGATCTCCTACCGGGTGCAGGTCATCAAGCACCCACCGAGTGGGAACGTCATCAACCTCCAAGGCTATGTCGAACAGATCAACCACCAGACGAGTCCGGGGATGGATGACTGGCAAGTCACCCTCGGTATCAGCCCGATCAAGCTCACATCGTTCGCGAACCAGTTCCTCCTGAATGATGCGACGCACGGCAAACTCAACTCGAGCGTCAGCCTCCTCACATACTAGACACGCCTCTCATCCCACCCGTGCGTCTCGCTCGGCCGGTCACGCGTGCCTACGCGAACCACGGACGGTGGGTCGCGGACTCCGAGTGCCGCGCCGCTGAACTCCTCGACCCTGGGCAGCGGGTGATGCGTTGCGGCGAGTGCGGCTCGGTGTACGACGTCATCTGGCCAGCGCCGACCGTGGCGAAACGGATCACCCAGCTGTTGAATCAGCGGCCCGATCCGAAGACGCGGAACTGGCTGCCCGGAGAGACGATCGGTCGGCTCGTCGAGGAGAACCTCGAGCATGGCTGCAAGGTCGACTAAGTGGCGTGGACGACGCCGATCACCTGGGTCTCGGGGAACGTCGTCACGGCGGCGCAGATGAACGCGCACGTCCGCGACAACACGAACTTCCTCCAGGATCCACCAGCTGTCCTCGCCACGCGCTTATCGAACGTCGCGATCGGTACGGGCGCTGATACGAGCGTCCCGTTCATCGACACTGACATCTACGACACGGACACGATGCACAGCAACGTTACGAACAGCTCGCGCCTGACCTGCAACACGGCTGGTGCGTTCTTCATCACCGGGACAGTCCAGTTCGGGCCGAACGCGACTGGGCAGCGCCACGCGCGGATCCTCCTGAACTCTGCGACGGAACTCGCCGGCGAATCCCTCCTCAGCCCCGACTCTGGCCATCCAGTGCGTCTCACGGTGGGTGTCCAGTGGAAACTAGCGGTGACGGACTTCGTCGAGCTCCAGGTCTTCCAAGCGAGTGGTGCTGGCCTCTCGATCACGGGGACGCAGGACAACAGTCCCGGGCCTGGGCCGTGCTATTTCGCTGCGAACTGGATCGGCGCTGGCTAGGTGTGGAATGCGCCGATCACATTCGTCAGCGGCGCCGCGCTCCCAGCCGCGACGCTGAATACCGATATCCGCGACAACCTCCTCTTCCTCTATCAGCCGCCGATGGTACTCGCCAGACGCGTCACCAACATGACGATCCCCGACAGCGCCGAAACGGCGATCGCATTCAACGGCTCCGACTTCTACGACACCGACACGATGCACGACCCCACGCAGAACAATACGCAGATCACCATCAACACGGCTGGCGTCTACCTCTTCGCCGCTGCCCTCCAGTTCGACAACGCAGCGACGGGGCAGCGCCACATACGCCTCTTCCAGGATGGTGCTACGGAGGTCGCTGGCGCGTGCGAACTCGCACCGTTAGCGGGCGCATTCGTCCGGTTGAACTGTTCTACCCTGATCGACATGCTCGTCGGTGAGTACATGGAAGTCGAGGCGTATCAGGGCAGTGGGCAGGCACTCCAGATCGACGGGACGACCGCCGGCATCGGCGGCGGATTCGCGCCATGCTACTTCGGAGCTTCGTGGGTCGGAGCTGGTGTCTAGTGGCGTGGACAGCGCCAATAACTTTCGTCACCGGAAGCCAACTCCTCGCCGCCCAGTTGAACACGTACCTGCGCGACAACTCGAACTTTCTCTTCGACCCGCCGATGTGTCTCGCCCAGTCGACGGCGAACCTCTCGGTAACGACGGGTGGTACCGGGACGATCGTCCCCTTCGCCGCGGCCGACATCTACGACACGGACACGATGCACGATAACGCTGGCGCGCCAACACTCATCACGCCGAAGACCGCTGGCGTCTTCTTCTGGACTGCTGACGTCCAGTTCGCCGGGAACGCGACCGGCAGCCGGTGGATGCAGATATCAAACTCCGCAGTCCAGAACCCGATCATCACGCACCAATCCGAGTTAGGGCCGAGTGGTAACCCGTGTCGCCTCAGCGCTTCCGGGTTCTGGCCCCTGAATGCTGCCGCGATCGCGGCGGTGACGTCTTTCGGTGTCTTCGTATTCCAGTCGAGCGGCGCGAACCTTACCCTTACCGGGGTTACGGGTGGCGCGCCGTGTTACTTCGCCGCTAGGTGGTGCGGCCCCTACCCGTGAGTAAAGGCAAGTCAGTATGGCTCCAAGCCGAGATCGACCGCCTCGCGCAGCTCCGCGATACGGATATGCGAGCGGCGGAGCGCCTCGCGGTCGAACGCGACCGCCGCCTCGACGGTCGACTCGACGAAGCTGCGACCGCCGTCGCTGCGGCTCTCGCCGCTGCGGAGAAAGCCGTCGCCGCAGCCCTCGCCGCCTCAGAGAAAGCCGTCGGGAAAGCCGAGATCGCCCAAGCGAAAGTGAACGAGACGCAGAACGAGTTCCGCGGATCGCTCCGCGACCAAGCGACATTCCAGATGCCGCGCAGCGAAGCCGAGAACACGTTCCGCGAACTCCGCGGCCTGATCGCAGCACAGGACGCGGTCATCGTCGAGCTCCGCTCACGCCTTGATATCGGCCCTCCGAGCCTCTCGACGCTCCAAGCCCGGAGTGATGAAGAGCTCGGCCACGCCCGCGGCGCCCTCGACGCTCGATCGTTCCTGTTCGCCGTCCTCGGCACGTTCATCGGGATCAGCGGCGTTACCGCCGCAATCCTCATCGCCATCACCAGATAGGAGACACCATGATCGAAGGCGTGGATTGTGCAAGCCCCATCAACGCGGCCACCGCGAAGGCTCTCCACGCGGCGGGGAAGCGCTTCGCGTGCCGCTACCTCTCGACGCCGGGGAACCCGAAGAACCTCGAAGCAGCCGAGGCAGCGGCGCTCACCAGTGCTGGCCTCGAGACGGTCACCGTCTTCGAGACGACCGGCTCGCGTGCCCTCGACGGGAGTAATGCTGGCCACGCCGACGCATTAGCCGCTAGCGCGCAAGCAGCGGCACTCGGCGGACATAACGTCCCGATCTACTTCGCCGTCGACTTCGACGCCCAACCGAACCAACTCCCCGCCGTCGTCGCCTATATCAAGGGTGCTGCGGACGCGATCGGCCATGACCGGGTCGGTGTCTACGGTGGCCTCGCTGTCATCCGCGCAGTCGCCACCGCGAAGGCGTGCAAGTACATGTGGCAGACGCTCGCCTGGAGTGGCGGGGTGTGGGATAAGCGCGCCCAGCTCCAGCAGTACCAGAACGGGCAGACCGTCGCCGGCCTGAGCGTCGACCTCGACCGCGCCACCACCACCGACTACGGCCAGTGGACACCACCCAAACCACGACCACGCTGGTCGGTCGTCGTCGACGGGAAGACCGTCGCCCACACGAACCACCCGAAACTCTGGGAAGCCGGCCATCCACTCCGCTACCGGAAGCACGACTCGATCTGGTTCCACAAGCCGAAGACGTGACGTGCAGAAACGACTCACCCCAAGCGAGCGCGACGGGCGCTGGTTCAAGGAGTGGGTCGAATACGGACTCGAACAGCTCGAGGAGAGCCTCGCGAAGCACGCAGCGTTCGACCAGTACCTAGTTACCCACCCAAGGAAGGAAGTAGATGACCATCCAGACTCTGATTAGCGCGTTCGTGAACGACTACCAGTTCAAGGTAGTCCTCGGCTTGATCGTCGCGGACTTCGTCCTCGGCGTCGCAGCCGCGTTCAAGCTCGGGACGTTCAACCTCCAGTACGTCGCGAACTTCGCCAGGAATGATGTCCTGTCGAAGGTGCTGCCATTCTTCGCGCTCCACTCGTTCGCGCTCGTCGCGGGATCCGCGCACATCATCATCCCCGCGTTCGACGTGAACGCCGCGTCGGACGCGATGTTCGCCCTCGTCTCTGCGGCGATGGCTGGCAGCCTCGTCTCGAGCCTTGACGACTTGATCCCCGGCTTCAACCCGAGTCCCGTCATCGGCGGTCGTGGCAACTCGACGCCACCCGTGCCGGCGCCAGCGCCGTGAGCCTCATCGGCATCCTGATCCTCGTGCTGATCATCTTCGTCGTCATCGCGATCGTGAGAAGCGCGTGATCTGAGCTCGTCCCCGCCCACGGGGTTCGTGGGAGCGCCACCCCCAACCGTCCCACTATGAGAGGCGGGCGGTTGGGGGCGACAAAGGGAGGTTTCGATGCGCTCGCGCATCATCCTGCTCATCGCTGTCGCCATCGCCGGCGTCGGTGGTGGGTTCCACCAGTGGACAAGCCCCGCCCACGCCAGCGGCGTCTGCGGCACCGAGAACGCGCAATCGCCGATCTACGGCAGCGGCGTCATCACCGCGCCCCACGTGAAGGCCGGCAACTGCCCGACGTGGTTCCAGATCGAGATAAAGGTGCAGGCCGAGTCCGGCGGCACCTGGTACTTCTGGGAGTGCCAGTTCAGCGGGGAAGACTGCAACTGGCAGAGCAACATCGTCAACGCGGGAGACGTGATCACGAAGGACACCACCAACTTCAATCCGATTGGTTCGGAGGGCGGCTTGAAGGCGCAGCAACTCTGTGCCTACCGCGAGCGCGTGTTCGTGCGCTTCTTGGGGCCGAATGGTGTCATGGATACCTACGCGTCGAGCGCCGACCCGGCGAGTTGTTAGGCGCGGGCGTTGCGCGTTGGCGGTCGCTGCGGGTGGATGTCGATCTCAAGGCTCTCAGCATCTACCTCGAGTCCCGAGTTGTACGCGAGTTCGCGGAGGCAGTACGCGGTGAGCACGGGTGGGTCGGCGATCATCTCCTCGGTGATCGCGGCGATCAATCCAACGCGGCCGCTACCCACGACGACCGCCGACGCGTAGACGGCGCGCAGCTTCATGCGCGAGCGTGCCGCGGCTTGTCGCGGACGCTCATCGTCAAAGCGACGACCCACCCGATGAGCGTCCACCCGAGGAACAGGTTCATCACGAAGACGCTCGCGCCCTGGTGACTCCGCACGGCCGCGATGATCGTCGGGATGAAGTAGATGCCGGCGAGGGTCAGGATGCTGAAGATGGTTGAAGCGTTCATGGTGTTCTTTCTGTTTGTGGCGCACCCGGTAGGTGCATCTCTGCGGTGCAGACTAGCAGATGGGGGATATTCGTGCAACCCGGCACAAACCCCTCTTGACCAGTTCTCCACTCGCCGATACCCATACTGGGGATCGGATGGACGACGAACTCGCAACACTGGTGGTCTGCCTAGCGCTTGCCCGGGCCATCGCTGCTCGATACGAGCAGCGGATCCGCCTTTTCGAGCTTGCCGCGGAGCTTCGCGACGGTCGCGTCTCGAAGCTCCAACTCCCGGAGCAGCCGCGTCAAGATCGCACGATCGAGTTCTTCGGGGACATCGACTAGGTCACCCGCGAACCAGCCGAACGAGCGTCCGGTCAGCTCGGCCAGCTGCCAGATGAACAATGCGGAAGGGTCGGTAACGCCGTTGATGTAGCGCTCGAGCGTCTCTTTGGACGTGCCGAGAGTGCCGGCGACGAGCTCTAGATGCTTGGAGCCTTCGGGGAAGTCAGCGGTGTCGATGGCTTCCTTGATCCGTGCTCCAATGTACTTCGCGGTGGGCGTCACGAGTGGCCTCTCTTTCTGGGGCGGCCATGACTTGGAGCATCTTTGCTCCTCAGGGTAGCGGAGGAGTGGGCGTGGCGCAAACTGCGGGGTTTCCTTTCCGCCACTCTTGCAAACCAGAATGCGGGGTGCTAGGGTGAGGAGCAGAAATGCCACACACTCCTACAGCACAGAGCATCGGTAAACGGCTGCGACAAGCGCGTGAAGACCGAGAAATCGGAAAGCCGCGAGCCGCCGACGAGTTCGGAATCAGCGTCGACACCCTCGAGCGATACGAAGCCGGGAAGACCGAGCCCAGCTACCGCACACTCGTCCGCGCCGCGAACCTCTACGGCCGCACCGTGAACTGGTTCGCCGAGACGAACGACGAGGTGACGGCATGACCACGTGGGGGATCGGCATCGGCGCGTGGATCACGATCAGCCTCCTCGTCGGTGTCGGCTACGCCTGGATCGCCCTCCACATGCGAGACCGCGCCATAAAGCTTCGCCAGTCCGAGCAAGAGGATTGGCTCGAACAACTCCGCCGCACAGGACGAATGTAGATGGCGGCAACCCAAACGAGAGGGAACCATGAAGAAGCTAGTCTCGATCCTAGTGATCGTGGGTGGGACGCTCGCGATCACAGCGTCAGCGTTCGCCACGAGCGCGCAGAACTCGATCTCCCCGAGCCATGTCCGGTTTGGCACGGTGTTCAGTGGCACGCATCCGAAGAAGATGGCGACGCTCCACAATGGCAGCGGCGTCACCCAGAAGATCGGTGTAGTCGCGATCGCTGGCAGCGGTGGCAATAAGTTCACCCTCGGCAGCGGCACGACCTGCGTCGCCGGCCTGAAGCTCGCCCCCGGCGCGACATGTGGACTGAACGTCCGAGTCCACACCACGAAGAACGGATGGTGGCGCTCAGTGCTCCGCGTCACCTACACCAGCGGCTGGAACAACTCGGCCCAGCTAGAAGCCCACGTCATCAACGAGACGCTGGCTCCGTACTGATGATGATCTCGGAGAGCGTCGTGTCGAAGGCGGTTCGACTCATCGACGAAGACCGCGTCGACTTGACCGGCTTCGACTCGGCGCTCGTCCGAGGATTCACCGGGACGTACGAGGTGACCGCGACACCGGATGGGATGGAGTGCAGCTGCCCCGCGCGTCGTGGATGTTCACACCTCTTGGCAAGCATGCTGCTGTTCCACGCGCGGGACATCCTCGAGGAGGATCATGGACGCGTCACAAGCTAAAGCCCTCCGCAAGCCGTTTCCACCCGAGCAGATCGGCCACCTTCCGAAGGGTGGAAAGATGCTCGATTTCGCCGGGCACGCCGTGGTCACCGATCGGCTGCTCCAGGTCGACCCGGAGTACGAGTTCGGGCCGGTCATGAACGCGAACCACGTCCCGATCGTTCGTCCTGGTGGTCGGAGCGGCGAAGAAGTCTTGTACGCGCTGACCGTCTGCGGTGTCACCCGCCATGAGTGGGGTGACGGGCCGAACATGAAGGAGTGCTCGAGCGACGCGATCCGGCGGTGTGCGATGCGGTTCGGTGTCGCCCTAGATTTGTGGGCGAAAGAGGATTTGCAGGCGAGCCGAGAGGAGGTGATTGAGCGTCTGGAACCGGATCAGCCGGCGGCGCAGGAAGCGGCTAACCCTGACGTTGACCCCGCCGCGTCGTCGGCTGGTTCGGACGGAATCGCGAAGGTGACGCTGCCGCAGAAGACGGCGATCACCGCGCGTCGTACCCAACTCGGGACGCTCATGCCTGGTCACCCGTTGCTGAAACGGAATGTGAAGACTCTCGACGAGGCGAGTCTCCTGATCGAGGATCTGGATTGGGCGATCACCGAGGCGAAGCAGACACCGAATGGCGAGCCAGAGTTGCCGCCGTCGCCGTTGACGCTCGACGAGGCTCCGGAAGCCCTCGACGACCCCGCACTCGTCGAACAGGCTGGGTCATGACGACCTCGCTCATCACATCACCGGGGATCTGCTACGCAAGCGTCTGCTCTGACGAAGGGCCGCTAAATGCCGCCCGCTGGCTCAACGCCAACTACCCGACCGGGATCAGTTCAGCGTGGAAACCCTCGGATGACCCGACATTTGCTGGTGGCCCACCCAACCCGTGTCCATGCGAACAGCAGCCCGGATTCCTCCACTACCTCATGAACTGCTGATGACTGGCTTCCCGCTCCTCACCGAACTCGAGGATCCCGAGCCCGACCCGTACGACCAGGGCCTCATCGCCCTCCTGAACTATTGGCTCGCTGAGGAGCGCGCTGCACACCGTCCTGGCAGTGGCGCCGTCCTCTCCACTGGGGGCGCGATCCCCTCCGACGCTCCCGGTGGAGAGCGATGAGTAACGTCATTGTCTTGGTTGTAGTCAGCGCGGTATGGTTCGCCGCTGGTTATCACCGCGGGAAGAGGCGCGCGCTTCTGGAAGAACTGGAGTGGATTCGCGCCATGAACAGGAAGTACCCGCGCCCATGAGTGAGGCTAGGAAGAACGCGGGATTGCCCAACGACGTGTGGGCCACGGTGATCCGCATCCTCGGATACGACCCGAGGTTGTCCTGGTATCCAGAGTGGACGCCGCTTAGGAGTCGCGGTACCGAATACCTTTATCACGAGGACAAGCGATGAGTGAGCGCACCCTGGACATGCAACGAAAGCTCATCCAAGAGCAGATCGAGGACGCCATCTACCGCGCGCTCGAACTCGGCCTGCCAGCGTCATGGATTCGCACCGAGGTCGAGGAAGCGCTTGAGACAGGAGCCATCGACCCATCATGAGTGAGGCTCAGATGACGATGCGGATGTGCCATAAGCCCGTTGAAGGACTTCGGATGAACCAGTGGCTCTCCTGCCAGCGGCTACATGGCCACCCCGGCGAGTGCCAGATTCACCCTGACTATTTCACCGGTGTTCGCGACGCTCCCGGTGGAGAGCGATGAACAGCGCCCCACCCACGCACTGTCCGCGCTGCGGCAACGACCTGACCGACGAGCACGGAAACAACAACGGACTCTGCCGATTCTGCATCTGGCCGGTCAAGCCCTGGACGGCTCACCATTTCAAGCTGCGGATGTGGTGGCCGCTGATGCGCCGCAAGAAGCGGGTGCGCGTGTTCCTGTATCGCTGCGGCTGGAAGTACCGTAAGCGCGAGGATTCGCTGTGAGTGAGGCTCGGAAGAACGCGGCCTTGCGCGGCTCGCATGAAGTCATGGGAGAGATGTATGAGGTCGTCGTCGCGGAGCGTGACGCGGCCCGTGAGATGGCGATGCGCCTCGAAGAATGCATCGCCAGGCTCCTGTCGCCATCAGCGATTGACGCTGCGATCATGGCACTCGTCTATGGCGGCGTCAAAGTAGATTTGCCTTCCGACGAGATAAGGCTGCTCCTGCGTGACGCGATACGCGAAGCGATGGACGCCGCCGGGATCGTGTTGCCGCTATGAGGCCGGGTACCGCGAAGGACGTCGCCAAGATGACCGGCATGAGCCTGAACAAGGTCTATGAACTCGTCCAACGCGGCGAGATCCCGGTGTGCCGGAAGGTCGACAGCCGCGTCAGGTTCGATCTTGAAGATGTGGAGCGCTGGTGGAAGGAAGGCGAAGATGCCGTCGAACCGTAGTTCTACCGCCCAGCAGGAGTACGAGATCCGTGCCGGCTTGGAGATGGCGATTGGCGAAGCGTGGTCGAACTATCGCAAGAAGAGGTATGAGGACACGTCGGCCAGCTATCAGGAGGGGTTTGCTGATGGCCTGGAGCGAGCGCTCCTCATCATTGACAGGGTTACCGGCCATGCCTGATTCCGTAGACCTGCGCGTCGAGGTGGCCCGTGCCATCACGATCTGGGACGAGAGTGCGACGGACGCGGCGGATGCGGTGCTCGCGGTGGTCGCCACCGAAATCGAGGCGCTGCGCCCAGAAGATGTCGGGACTGACATCGAACTCGGCGAGGACGCGATGGTCGAGAAGGTGCTGGCGCTGCTCAGAGGCCGCGATGCCTGAAACCCCTGTCGAACATCTATCCGACCGCCCAAGCTTCCTGTGCGCCGATGGACGCGTGCACCTGCCGCCATCTGCGCCCGGATGCGGGCTTGGCCCACCCGTGGAAGGAAACGGGCCGCTCTACGGGTGCCCCCTGCCCGTCGGCTCACGGATTAGCGGCGATCCCAGGGTAAAAGCTGGGCGTGAGCCTATCCGTAAGGACGGCTTGGACGTGAGCCGACGGGCGGTAGAACGGCTCTTCTACCGCCCGGGATCACTCGTCGAGGTACTCGTCGAGCTGCTGGATCGCCACGCCGAACGAGTCGGGCCACAAGTGGGTGTAGGTTCCGAGGGTCTGTGTCGCGTTCGCGTGGCCGAGTTGCTGCGAGACGAGCTTCACGTTCCAACCCGCCGCGATCATCATCGACGCGGCAGCATGACGCAAGTCGTGGAAACGGACACCCTCCAGCCCAGTCACCACGCGGGCGAGGCGCCACGACTTGTCGAAGACGGACGCCGTGACCGGGAACAACTGACTCCCCGGGTACTCGTCGAGATGCTCTCCGAGGACGGTACGCGCCCGCCCTGGCAGGTGGACGCGGCGAGCGGCGTCCGTCTTCGTCCCCTCAATCGCGCCGGTGGATTGGTTCCGGCTGGCGTGGACGAAGACCCACCCATCAGCGAGGTTCACATCCGCGCTGGTCAACGCGAGGAGTTCTCCCATGCGGAGGCCGCAGTACCCGGCGAGGATGACCGCGGCGCACATCCGAGCGTCGACGGCGGCGGCGAGCGCTTCGACTTCGTCCCTGGTGGGGATGACGAGTTGGGGTCGTCGCCGGCGGGGCATGACTGGCCTGGGGATCGCGGCGACCTTCCCGCGTTTCGCTGCGTCGGCGAGGATGAGGCTGAGGACGCTGTAGACGCCGCTGACGGTGTTCGGCGCGTACTGGGTGGCGAGGTCGTCCACGAAGCTCTGCGCCGCCGCGTAGTCGACGCGGTTCAGTGGTTCCTTCGCGATGGGGTGGCGTTGGATCGTCTTGAGGTGCTCCGCGTACCGCTCAGCCGTGCGGGGTTTGACGCTGCGTTCGACCGACGGCCACCACTGCTTGATGAGGGTGCGGATCGTCTCGTCGCGTCCGGGGCGGCGGTCTGTCGCATTCTCGGCGGCGATCGCCATCGCGTGGAGGTGCCGCTCCGCATCCCGCTTCAGCGTGAACGTCTTGCTGGGGTGGTGGCCGTCGCTGGTTCGCCACCTGGCTCGCCACTTCCCACTCGCGGTCTGAGAGAGACTCACCTAGTCGAGCGGGCTGCCGGGAGCATTGACGGGTGGCTGGCCTCCGACTTTGCCGCCGGGGACGAGGTGTTCCAGCTCTTCGATCCGCATTTCGAGGTGGCCGATCGCGTTGAATATGGCGATGGTGTAGGCGAGGGGGTCATTGTCGTGGGCCTCGACGTACTCGTGGATCTTGAGTCGCTCGCTTTTCGGGTGTTCGGGATCGGTCATGTGCCTCTAGTTCCTTCCACTCGGATCGGTCATGTACCCCCACTGTACCAGATTCGCGACAAATGGCTGTCTCAGCCAGGGGCGTCGATGATCACCCTCGCCAACCCCGCTCTTTGCGGGGTATCACAGCGTCACACCTCCAACCACCGGGGTGTCCCTAGCCATGCGCTTCTAACGCGCGGCTGGTGCCGGTGGTTGGAGGCTGGCGGAACTAGTCGCGTACCAGATTCGTGCCACGAGGCAGCGGCGTGAGCGGCAACTGGACAGCCGTACGCATCGCCGCTGGCGACGCATTCACCAAGCGGACACCCCCGACGCCACGCCCCACCGCTCGATGCGAATCCTGTGGGTGCCGACTCAGCCAATACCGACCCCTCGCGGAGACTCGATGCTGGGCTTGTGACGTGGCGTATCAACGCCGGTACGAGGACGCGCTGTGAACGAGTGGCCGACCCGACCCGAAGCCTGCATGGCCTTCCATGACGATGAGGACGACGCGACTCAGTGCATCCGCGCGCGTGGCCACGCCGACAGCCACGTCACCAGCAGGGGTGCTTGCTGGCCGAACACTGCGAAGCCGCACAAGCCGCGGTACGTCGGCCCCAGGTCGAGTTTCACGACGATCGTCAACCCCCGCCAGGCGAGCCGCGACGAATGGAGACAAATCCTATGAAGATCTACACCCTCTGGATCACCCGCACCTATTCGCCTGAGGACGCTCCCGAGATGATCGAGGCGTGGGACGAGTACAGCGCCGACGACAACTACGAGGGCTACCGGGAATCGTTTGAGAAAGCTAAGGCGTCGATCGGCAGCGATCTCGCGCAGTGGCGTGAAATCACGCTGACGGTTCCTCTCAACGACATCGAGGGCCAGTTCGCTGGCAGAGATGTCCCAGCCAATGTGTCGACATGACCGGCGTCTTGAAGTTCTACCTACCCATCTATGAAAGGCCAACCGATGAATCGACGCAGGATGCTGGCAGCACTGGCCGGCGGAGCGATTGGGATTACCTCACCACTCCTCACCGCGGAGACAGCCGAAGCGATGGGAGCGAAGATCGACCCGCACCTCAGCCTCGTCCTGGGTGGCGTCGAAGTCACCGGCACATTCAACAGCTGGGACATGGATGAGCACAGCGCGGTCGTCACGACGCAGATCACCCAAGACGGACACGTCGCCGACGGCCAGAGTCGCCGCTACCAGCACGGCGCGACACGGTGGGACGCCTGCGCGATGGGCCACCTCCGTCGCGGCAAGGCGACTGGGCACGCCCAAGCCCACATCATCCATACGAACGGAACCCACGAAACCTACAAATGGACAGTCCCCGTCACGCTCATCTCATGAGTACACCACCACGCATCCCGCTGCCCGAGCCTGACCCGTGGATGCCCCACGACCTCGTCGAGATGGGCATGGGTGGCCGCAGCGTCAGCATGAACAAGTACGAACGCGAACGCGCACGACAACGACCGTGGTATCGCCGCTTAGGTGGCCTCCCGAGTCAAGCCGAAATCGACTCGTGGAACCTCAAGCGGCCAGACCGAGCCTCGACCATCAGGGGTGAAACGGACAAGGAAACCGATGCCTGATCAGAATCCTATCGACAGCCGCGATCTTCCTCGCGCTCAGCTCGACCCCAGCCCAGGCGGACTACCACGTCGCGATTCATCACGATGTGAAACGAGTCCATCACGTCGAATCGTGGCTCCGCGAAAAACCCTCGATCTACCGAGGGGCCACAGACTGGCAACATCTGATTTTGTGGGTGCATCGCCGGCGCCACTGGAACCACAAGTGGACGCCATGGCCATACTCGTGGTATCTCGAGTCCGCGTGCATCCACCGCCTGGAGCATGGTGGCGGCTGGGGCGACACTGGCAACGGCTACGAAGGCGGATACCAGTTCCTCCCCTCGACATGGATAGCGCACGGTGGACTCCGATTCGCAGTGGATGCCGGGGACGCGTTACCGCACATGCAACGGATGGTCGCCTGGTGGACATGGAGGGACGATGGCGGCAGCTGGCGTGAATGGTCGACTAGTGCAGGAGTTGGCGCGTGCAATCTCCCGCACGCAGGGCGATGACGGCACGGACACCCTGATCCGCGAGGACTGGGAATCGGCCTATGCGGTGCTCGCGGTGTTCCGCACACACATTGGTGCAATGCGGCGCTCCAACCCGGAAGACGCTACGGCAATGGCCGTTCAGGCCGTTTACAACCAGGCGATTGCCGATGTGCTGGCGCAGGTGGCGGGCGAAGATCCGCGTTACCTCTATCACAAGGCTGGGGAGGGTGCTGGTACCACCCAAGGCGGAGGATGGTGTCTAGAGGACCATCCTCCGCCTGAATCCCCATGCAATGGCGTGGAGGATGGATGCACCGGAACGCCCGCGTGCCCGCGACACATGGCGGAGGCGGCCGGCAGCGCCCAGCAGAACCGAAAGCGCCCAGGCTGCGAGTGCCAGCAGGGTCAGGAACACGCAACACAGCCCCCCGGGGCTGCCGAATGACCGGCCGGGGAACAGACCTAATCGCGGCCGAGCGGCAGCGCCAGATCGACGCCGAGGGCTGGACGCCTGAGCACGATGCTGGGCATGTGGACGAATCGCTAGCCACGGTGGCGGCGCTCTACGCCCTGCCGAAGGGGCTGCGCGAAAAGCCACTCCTTGACGTGCCTCTCTATCGCGTCCTCTGGCCACGGCACTCTTGGGAGTTCCGCTACTGGAAACCGACAGATGACCGCGTGCGCGAGTTGGTAAAGGCTGGTGCATTGATCGCCGCCGAGATCGACCGGCTACAACGGAAGTATTCCCAATGACAGAGCCACAATCCAAGGAGAAAGAAATGCGAGTCACAGTACAGAGCAAAGGCGGCAAGAAGATCGCCACGATGACCGGCGAGGCCACGTTCAACCAGCACGGCATCTTCATGCCGCACGCTGTGGGGAGGAACTATCGCGGCCCGATCTGCTGGCCGTGGAAGCGCATCAGTAGCGTCGAGGTTGCGTGGTGAACCAATGACAGAGCCACAATCCGTGAAACCGGATCTCAACAGTATCGGCATCGCCATTGAAGTCCAGGGCCAACGTGTCCCAGTAACAGAGGTGCGTATCTGGCTTCGCCAGGGCCGTCAGGTCATATGGATTGACGGCCGGTATCTCAAGTCGGCGTTGACTAGTGGTCGATATCACAAGGATTCCCAACCGGTGTTGGCCGAACTACGAGGCGACGATGCCTGATTCCATCGAACGCCGATCCTACCGCCCGCACTGGTACTTCATCTACGAGGAGTCCTGCCCCGTCTGTGGGCATACCCGGATCTACCGGGAGCGCCGGTATGGATCGCGGCCAGAGCGCTGGGAAGATCGGCACGACATCGACTACATGGCCTATGACTGGTGCGACGCGCTGTGACCCTCTACGCTGGCTCTGGCGCTTCAGCGTACTGCGCTGCGTGCAGGCGCGTCGTGAAGGTCGACCGCGTCGCCGCATTGCCACGACCACGAGTCATCTGCACAGAGTGCGGGAAGTCGTGGGCCGGATGACTTGGGTACGCCTCGACGACAACATGACCGAGCACCCGAAGGTCGCCGGGTTGTCGAATGCGGCGTTCCGTCTGCACATCCACGGCATCTCGTATTGCGCTCGGAATCTGACGGATGGGTTCATTCCGAAGACAGTTTCTCGACGACTTCTCGACGGAAACTCGACAAGAATCCGGCAGGAACTCGTCCAATCTGGGGTCTGGGAATCTACTGAAACCGGGTACCAGATACACGACTACCACGATTACCAACCATCGCGCGAACGCGTGGAGCAGACCCGGATAGCGCGTGCGAAAGCCGGTAGCAAAGGCGGACGCAGAAGCGAAGCAAAAGCGGAGCAAAATGCTAAGCAGGATGCTTCACTCCGGCTTGAAGCAAAATCGAACCCCGGCCCGTCCCGTACCCAACAACAAGAAAAAACATTGGCGGCTACGCCGCGAGAACGCGACGAAATCTGGGAAGGCTTCATCAAGCTCTGCGGCCCAGAACCAACCACGAAAAGCGGAAGAGGCTCGTGGAACAGGGCAGCGAAAGAGCTCCGCGACGCTGGCGACGCTACCCCAGTCGAGATGGAACGCCGCGCAGCGGCGTACCATCGCCGCTTCTCAACCACACTCACACCGACAGCGCTCGCCAAGTACTGGGGACAGCTCGCCGTGCGGCGCTCGTCGCGACCCGTGGAAGCGCAGGAGCCGTTGCCTGATGTTGATCCGGAGACAGCGGCGAAGGCGAAGCAGCGTGTTGCGGCGTTAGCGAGTGGAATCGGCCATCGAGTCGACCTATGACGATGGCTTGGGTGCGACTTGGTAGGAAAAGTTGCGGTACGTCCACCGGTCCGGCTTATACTTGCCGGCGCTGTGGATGCAAAGGTGAATCGCGCAACGTCCCCTCGTTCCCGTCGGCAGAAGCTGCCGAACGGGTTCATCAAGTGCAAAGGGCCGTGCGGGAAGTACAAGCCACCGAGTCAGTTCTACGGCCGAAAGCGGGAAACGCCAAACGGTACCATTTGGCATCCCGACCCGGAATGCAAGCTCTGCCAGCACGATTCCCGCGTCGAAGCCAAGTATGCCGATCCTGCTCGCTGGATCATCGAACAGCGCGCGCAGTCTCATGCCGGCCGGTTTGGATTCGGACTCACGAGGGCGTTCATGATGGATCCTCGCTGTATGAACTACGAGTCTCTGATCGCTCCGCTCAACGGGATCCTCATCGCTCTCGACGAGGGCCTCGAACCACCTTGTTCGTGTGGGCATCCCTATCGGAACGAGAGCGATATCCAGATCGACCACCGTTCGCCACCTCGTCGCGATCTCAAGCGCGCCGATTATGCGCGTCTGCATTCACGGAATCTGGGATTCGGCTGCACATCCTGCAATGTGGGGAAGAACGACGACGAGTTCAACGCGTGGCTGGATTCCGAAGAGGAAAAGCGGCAGTCGGCCATCGCGCTGAACAATGCCGAGGCCGAAGTCGAGGATCTTCTCGATGATGCCGCGGAACCGCCTTCCGACGACGACCAGCTCGAGCTCTTCAAGTAGCATCGACCTAGCAGCGGCCGGAGCCCTGCGCCTTCACCTGTGCATCCACTCCGGCCGCTGCT